CCCTCTACAGATTGTCTAAACAAAGGTTGCGATGCACCACCATAAGTTCCTGTAACAGACGAACTAACACCATATGTACTTGTTCCATATAAAGCAGCCACTGTTTGTGAATCTAGGGCATAAGCTGCAGGTCTTGATGAGTCTGCAGATTCATAATCATATCGTAAAAATAAATCTGCATCTATACTTGATTCAGGTGCAAAGTTAATAATAACACGTTGCATATGTTTTCTTATACCTGCATCACCAAATGTTAAGTCAGGACCTCTATATTTTCCTAGTATAGATGTTCCATCAAAGTCGTTACCTGACTCTTGTCTATATACATAGCCACCACTATATGCACCATGTAAAACTATAACATTTCCTGCAGATACAAATGTGTCTGTTGATGCAGGTTTGATGCCTCTTATTTCTGCAAACTCAAAAGTTTGTCCTTTCAATACACAGATGACACCTTTAGTTGCGTTTTCTGCTGTATTAGCTTTTGTAAAAAATATTCTATATTGTGTCTTGTCAGGTATAACTATTGAATCAAACTCTGATGCACTAGATAAATTAGCATCAAATAAACTCTGTACATTAGAGCTTATAGTTCCTAATTCAACGTCACCAATTCTTGCAGTACCTGCAATTGTACGTAAACCATCAGGTCCTAAGAAGATTAAGTCACCTGCAAATTCTTGGATTGTATCTCCGTTGATACATCCTATATCTCTTGTTACTGCAGTTATTGCAAAGTTACTTGTTGACGTTCCTGATAATTTAAATATTCTATTCTGACAAAATATAAATAAGTCTTCACGGAAAACTTTAAGACCTGTTATTTCATCATCAACTTTAATACTTCCTGCACCACTAGCAGTAGCAAAACTATCCTCATCAAAAGGCACACTAAATACTAACTCTTGTTTAGCACTTGACATACCTGCGTAGAACATATGTTCTTTAAATGCCACAACAAACTTAGCACCTGTCACTGCAGTGCTTACTTCTCCACCACCACCTGAAGACACATCCGTTGCACTAAATGATGTGTTAAAAACTGTTGGTGCATTATTACCATCTGCTACGATTAACTTATCATTACCATCAAAGTTAAATCTTTCAAAAGAATATTTACCTGCACTTGTTCTACCACTATCTACAGTTGTCCAAGATGAACCCCCTGCATCTGCTGTGAATATGTTTGTGCCTCTAGCTGCTACAACTTTATCACCAAATGTAGCAACCATCAAAACTTTTTCTGTAGAGTCTGACGTTTGAGGAACTACTGCAGATACGTATTTACTAAATCCATTTATTCTTCTGTAGCCACCTTCTATGTCAGGCTCAAAGTTTTGTAGCTCTAGTGCTTCACCCGGTTTCATCATAAAGGTAGAACGATTGAGAACCAATCCCCCTTCACAGTTAAATGCTACAGGCTGTACTTGAGAAGCGTCAGGCATTTAGTTCACCCTAATACTTAAATCTGCACTACTTGTGTATCCTACTTTTGGTATAAATGTAGACCTTACATATTCAAATCTATTTACTAGTAGTGTCTGCATATTCTTTATACCCTGCTCAAATCTTTGAAAGTTAAGTTGATATTGTGCAGTCTCACCTCTATACTGATAAACAAAAGCAGTAGCACCATCAACTATTACTGCTCCAAACCTATCAGGTATTGTTGTTGTGTCATCGTGAGCAGACATATCTGTTGGGAAAGAAAAAAAGTCATATTTTAAAGTAAAACCTTTTGTAGGAAAAGGATATAATAAGTAATTGTTATCTGGTGTTCTAGCGACATATTGTGGCACACCACCAGATTCAAACTGTGCAACTTGAACTCCACTAGCTATAGAAGCAGCAGTTGTGTCATTCGCACCTCTTGTAACACCTGTAAATGTAGTGGATGTTGTTCCTGTATATGTCACCTGTTCGTTGCCTATAAACAACGTGCCAGAAGAATCAAAGCCTGTTGTGCTTGAAACAGTGATTGTTGTCACACTGTCTGTATGTGTTGTGCTTGTTGTGGTTGTCTGTATTTCATCCTCTTGTGTTACATAACTGTTTATGTAATCATTATACTGTATAACATACAGTCTACCACCACTAGCACCTAAATCAGAATCTTTTACTAATCTAAATGTATTATAATCTACAGTTTTGGCTGTTGTTGGGATTGAATACCTAACAGTTCCACCAACTAGTGTTTCTGTTTTTGTTGAATGATTAAAGGGGTATTGAAATTCTTTTTGATTGATATATCGGATAGATTCATTAACTGCATTTTGAGCTTGAACCTGTATCCCTCTAGCACTAGAAAAGTTACTTGAAGTTAATTGAACTTCATTTAATCTTGCTAAAACTTTATTAGTATATGTTAAGTAACTTTCTGCCATGTATAATTCCTATAAGTGTAGGAGAGCAAGTTGCCCTGCTCCCCTAGAAAAAAGTTTAAGCTAACTGGTCTCTATCGACCTCATCAGGCTTGTCATCTAAGCCATGACCTGCTAAATCAATAACAGTGGCATAGACTCTGAGCCTTCCTGTAGCCGGAGCAGCACCTGCAATCTTACAGTCAATAGTGTCTGTAGTAGTTACAAACTGAGTGTAAGTTGAAGCTGCACTTCCTACAACAGTATTAGTTTGACCATTACTTCCTGCTGCACAAAAACCTGTAGAGGTTATATCTGCACCATCAATAATGTCATCACCTGCTGCGAAGTCCATGTCAAGAGTACAACTTGAAGTAAATGCTTTCATTACTTCTGCACCTGCATTCAAGACTAAAGTATTCGCAGGGATTTCTAACACCTGAAAGATGTCTCCGTCTGAGAAACTGCCACCTGCTGCTACCAACGCATCAATATCAAGGTAAGCCTCAATATTTCTCATTACGTTAGTATTCTTAGATGATGGCATAGCCACGATAGAGTCGGAAAATACACCAGTGGTATCTTTAGAGGTTAAATCAAAAGTTGCCATTTATATCTCCCTTACGCTACGTTATATTTAGCAGTTACGATTGCTTCAGGTCCTCTCTCCGAAGTCACCATTTAGAAGACGTGAATCTTCATCCTTTAAGACTTCAATAAATGTTGGGTGTAGAACAAGCCATCTACCATCAGTGTCTACAAACTGAGTGTCAAGCAGTCTGCCCATTCTAGCTATAACCTGTAAAGGAGTAGCTGTAGCAGTTGCTTGTGCAGTTGCACCACCTAGTCTTGGAGCTATTGGGATAGAGTGGTCACCTGCACTTGAAGTAGTGATGTTACCAAAACTATCTTTTCTTAGCTTCATGCTTGTCAACAATTCGTCTGAACCTGCAGTTGACACTGCTTTAGTTCCGTTAACTGTTGAGTTAGCTGAACTTGCTACAGCATTGTTAGATGCTTGTGCAAATCCTGATAGGTAACCAAGAACATCTTGGTCATAGTTGTCTTTCAGTCTATAAGCTGCTCTGTCACTTGCTAGTTGAGAGAAGTTTACGTGACTGTGAGCCTCTTCAATATCGTCTATCTTGAAAGCAAAATAGTTTGCTTTGTCAATAGTCAATGTGAAGTCCTCATCATCAAGGTCTTGAGGCTGTACGTTTGCACCTCTAGCGTATTCCTTGACAGTGATTTCTGGCTCTTTAATAATTTTCACAGAATCACCCATGTTGGCAATCTCACCAAAGTAATCTGAATTGGTGATATTTTCAACAACTGAGCTTTTTCTGAAGGCTAACTGAACCTGCTTAGAGTAAATAACTGGGGAGAAATTACCATTAGGCAGATTACCATAACCTGCTGCAGTTTTAAATGCCATTTTCATCTCCATTTTTGAAAATAAAACAAATGCACGAATGTGCTATATTTACTCGTCATCGGCTAATTGTATCTGAGGTGTACATTTAATAGCTAGTTAAATGTAGGCTCATACTATTAGGTAGGCTTCCAAGTTTGATTGTATGTGAGTTGTCCACGTGGAGAGGTCACACTTTTAGTTGATATTAGTTATACTTATAAATAACTGTTTGTCAACTACTTTATCTAGCTGAACCAGATAAATCATATATAAAGTTACCTGAACGTATAGCTTCCATGATTGTGTCTGCGTTCTTTTCGTATTGTTCAGCAGACATTTTCTGTACGTCAGACTCTAATATCTTTGTAGAATCATTGTTAGTGCTTGGTGTAGTTTTCTCACCTTTGGTCTCTACTGCCCTAGCAACACTTTTATCTACACCATTCTTTTTAGACTTAGTGATGTTTCTGTCAACTTTGTACAAGTCTATTGCTCTAGCAGCAGACCTCGCATCATTGTCATTCTCATAAAGAGCATCTTGTACCCACTTAGGTTGCTCATCTGCCCACTCATGGAAGTCATCACTATTTCTAATCTCTGCAAAATCAGGATGAAGTTTCATTAACTCTGCTTCGGCTTTGTCTTTTTGTGCCTCTGCAGACATTTCATCTATCTTTTTAATTCTTTCTTCTAGTGCAGAAGACTGTTCTTTTGCTTTTTTAATAGCTATGGTTTCTATTATCTGAGCCACATCAGGATAATCTTTTGCCCAAGTCTCTAACTCTTCTTCCGACTTTGGTAGTTTTATCTCTTGCTTTGTAGCTTTTTCTAGTTGAGACTTTAAATCATCTAACTGTTTTTGAAACTGTTTTTCTTTTTCTTGGGAGTGTCTTCGTAAATCTCCATAACGCTTTTTAAAAGTTTTTTCTTCAGCGTTCTTCGGTTCTTCCTCACTCTCTGCTTTCTCTTCTGTAACAGGTTCTTCAGTTTCACCTAATGCTTGTTTCTTTAACTGCTCAAGCTCTTCCTCATCTTTTTTAATTCTTTCTTCATGAGTAGAACGCTTGTTCATAAATGCCTTTTTCTTTGGTGTGGCATCTACCACCATTTCTTCTGTCTTAGCTTCTTCTGCCATTTTCTTCTCCTTGGGGTTATCGTAGCCAAATATTGTTGGGGGATAAGTAGCCAACTATTGTGGGTTATTAACGTGAAGCTAACCCACCTCGCTTCATCTTCTTAGGTTTCATTTTCTTTTTATTTATAAAACCTCCTTTAGCAGTAGCACCTACTCCTCCGTAGCCACCTTCAGATACACTGCCTGTATCCTGACTAGCATTGTCATCGCTAGAATTATCATTTGAAGTTGGGTCTCCAAATGCAGACATATCAGTAAAACCTTTTTCTGCTTGACCTTGTGGCGATTGAGCAGCTTCTTGTGATATTGCTTCTAAACCTTTACCTACCTCTTCATCACTTCTAGAATCATCACGCATTCTGTCAAACTCAGGTCCTTGTTGTTTAGTTCTTTCTCTTTCTACTTCTGCTTTTAAAGTGGCTATAGCAGCTTTATTGCCTTGTTTAGCTTGTTCTCTAGCTCTACCTTTAGTTCCAACATAACCATTTTTAGCAGCATTACTTAAATATCCAAGCATATCAGATATACTACTGTATTCAGCTTTATCAGGGTCAGTTCCTACACCACCTGAATCATAGTAAGTTCCTGTGCTACTTATTTGACCCGGATTTGTTCCACGTGAAATAAATCCCATCTTGTCTCTATCAGGTGCTATACCAAATGCGTTTTGTATATCTCTATCTGTAATACCTTGAATACCACCACGAGTAACATTTTCTGTTCCTGTTATCATACCACCAAATATTGCAGTATTAATAGCATTTTGTTCTGAACGTGCATCAGCTATAGGGTCATCTATCCTACCAGAAGGGTCTGCAAAAGAAGTAGCA